GGTTGCAAGACCTAGAGCAAAAGCGGGGTGCTGAACTTTTTGAGCAAGTTCCGCAAATTGTGAGCGAAAACCAAAACGTGAACGTTGACGCATCGACGACCGAACCAGACGCTTCGTTAAATGCAGCAGCTAGAGCTATGGGACGGAAGGGAGGCCGCGCAAAAACCGAAGCGAAGCGGCAAGCGTGCGCCCGCAACGCCTCTCTCGCGCGTGGGTTGGTTGCGGAGATGGCGAAACAAATTCACGGGCGAAACTTGCGAGCTAACGACCGACGAATTTCGGCGATCAAAAAACATCTCGGAAAAGTTGGCCAACGTCCTGATCACCAGAGGCCGTCATTGGAAGTCGGACTGGCTACACGAGGGCGCGCTGCACAGGACGATTCAAGGCGACGTAGTCGATTGGCTGACGAAGCGCAATGTGCCCGGCGCGAGCAATTCGGTGCAGGTGAAGGACTCGGTATCGAAGGCGTGGGACAAGTCGCTTCTGATCCTTGCCTTCTACGCTCAGGGAAAGGGGATCAAGACTATCGCGAAAAGCCTGAGTCTGAACAATCTATCCGTGATGCTGGTGTTGCAGGACAGCGGGGTAAATACATCGGCGCGTCGGAACTATCACAAGGAAACGCTTCGCACGCGAACGGGCTCCAAGGAGAGATACCAGAAGGCGATGGAAAACCCGGCGCTGAGGATCAAGAAGCGCGTGATGAATCGCATCTGGTGCGCGATGCGTCGACAGAGTGTTAATGGGATGGGATCTTTCTCTCTTGTCGGATGCTCGCCGGGCTTCCTCCGCGACCACATCGCGAAGCAATTCGCGCCCGGGATGTCGTTCGACAACTACGGCAAGTGGCACGTCGACCACATCCGGCCTTGTGCGTCATTCGATCTGAACGATCCGCAGCAGCTTGCGGACTGCTTCAACTGGCGCAACCTTCAGCCGCTCTGGGCGTCCGACAATCTCCGCAAGGCGGACTCCTATGCCTAAGCCCGAGCCTCACCTGCACGCGTTGGCCGAGGCGCTGAAGATCGACATCCGCACGCTGCGGAATTGGCGCAAGCGGGAGGACTTTCCGGCGGACGCCTCGGCCGATGAGGTCCGCGCGTGGGCCGAGGGCCAAGGGCTGCACCGGATAGCGGACGGAAACCTTGGCCGTCTGAAGGCCGAGCTTATGCGCCGCGACATCGCGTTGCGCGACCTCAAGCTCCAGCGCGAACGCGCCGAGGTCGTCGAGCGCGAGACCGTGCGCGAGATGCTGCGCCTGCTCGGCACGAAGCTGGACTTGCTCCTGCGCCTCAAGCTCGAGGTCGAGCTCGGCCCGCGGGTCGCGGGCAAGTCGGCCGCGGAGGCGAACGTCGAGGGCGCGCTCATCCTCGACGAGATCCGCGAAGTGGTGAACGCGAACCTTGCCCGCTTCGAGGCGGACGCGATCAAGGCGACGGTGGCCGAGGAGTGACCGTCACGCTTACACCCGCGCAGGAAGCTTTGGCCGTCGAGGCCGGGCGCGCGCGACAACTCAGCGCGGAGGCCAAGCGTAGCCGCCCCGCTTTTCCCGAGGCGTGGCCGGGCCAGTTGCTCGACAACCACATCAACGCCGCGTGCGCTGAGGCGGCGGTTGCGCTGGCGCTCGGTCTCGAGCCGTCGCTCGGCGTGGATGTGTATGCGGTGCCGGATCTCGACGGCACGCGCATCGAGGTGCGCTGGGCGCGGAGCCCGCGGTTCTGCAAGGTCACGCCGCGCGACATCGCGCAGGGGCGGATCGTCGTCGGCACTTGCGGCACTCGCCCGAGGGTCGAGATCCTCGGATGGCTCGAGGCTGGCGACGCTCCGGCTCGAGGGCGCCGCGCGACTTCGCCGCCGCCGTGCTGGTTCATCGATGAGCTCGGATGGGAACGCTGGGAGCGGCTGACGCCCGAGATTTATCGCGTGGAAACCGGGGCGCGCTTTTCCAGAAAATAGTTCTTGAGAACCGGAGCGGGTTGGGTTTTGGTCTGTCTCGTCAACAACGACAACCCAACCAAAACCAACACGACAATGACCACCGCTTACCTCAACGAGATCACCCGCCAACTGACTTGCTTCGCTAGCTTCGCCGACTTGCTCAACGCTCCCGGCAATTACCGCCCGAGCATCTACCTTGCCAAGGGCGACATCGCCAACCGCGCCAAGTACGATCTGGTGAACGCCTACGACGACGCGCAGCAGATGCGCGGCGACGAGCGCCGGGCCTACGTGACGACCAACTGACCCCATCGGGGCGCCTAGAAATGGGCGCCCCTTTTTCCTCAACAAAGTCCTCGACAATCCAACCGGCTTCGGTTTCTCTCTGCAAAGTCAACAACGCCCAACGATGAAACGCACTTGCTCCCATTGCCGCCGCGCCGAGATCACCAACACCGACGACGTTCGCCTCGTGATCGGCAAGCTCAACGGCCGTCCGTACCGCGCCTTCCTCTGCGCCGATCATCTCGCGATGCTCTGCGATGACGGCCTCGTCGCGCGGCCGCAGGCGGTCGCGGTCACGAATCCCCGCGCCGTCCTCGCGCAGGCTCGCGCCGCTTACGAGCACGCGCTGCGGACGCTGGCGCTCGATGCCGCGGGCCTTGCCAAGCTCAACGACCTCCGCGACCGGATGTGGATCGCCGAGATCGACGCCGCCTGATGATCGCCCCAACACCCGACCAAATCCTCGCCGTGCTGCGCCACCTCGGCCAGCGCGGCGGGCGCGCGCGTACCGCGGCGAAAGCGGAGGCGGCGCGGCTCAACGGCCGCAAGGGCGGACGGCCGAAGAAGGCGAAGCCTGATGCCTGACGCGCCCGACCTCATCGCGGACTTGCGCCTGCCTCGGCCGGACCGCGCGCCGATCTACGACTGGGCGCGGCGGAACGTGCAGCTGCCGGAGAGCTACGCGACGCCCGGCCCGTTCAACGTGCGTCTGTCGCCTTGGCTGGTGCCAATCTTCGACGCGCTGCAAGACCCGCTTGTCCGCCGCGTGCATTTCCGAAAAGCAGTCCAGATCGGCGGCACGCTCGTCGCGGATGTATGGCTCCCGTGGATCATCGCGAACGATCCCGGCCCAATCTCGTGGACGATGCAGACGGACGAGATGGTCGAGAAGCACGCGAAGACCCGGCTATGGCCGCTGCTGGAGCGATGCCGCCCGGTGGCCGCGATGTTGCCGAAGCCCGGCCCGCACCGCACGACGACGGAGATCTACTTTGGCGGGTTCTTTTTGACCCTCAACGCGGCGAACCTTTCCACGCAGCAGTCGCAGTCGATCCGTTACAAAGTCAACGACGAGCTCTGGCTCCCGCGCTGGCAGGAGATCTACGGGCACGCGGTCGCGCGCGTGTCCAAGTTTGAGGAGGTCGGCAGGGGCAAGATCTACAACTCGTCGCAGGCGCCCGTGATGGACGCCGAGACTGGCAACGTGGAGGACTCGAGCTTTCGCAGCGGCGATCAAGGCGAATGGCACGCCGAGTGCCCGGCCTGCCGCAAGCTGCACGCCATCGCGTTTGAGCAGTTGACCGAGACTAAGGACCGGGGCGGCGTCGTGTGGGACAAGGCCGCGCGGCGGGACGACGATACGTGGGACGTGGCGCGCGTCGTCGAGACCGTCCGCTTCCGCTGCATCAACTGCGGGCACGAATCGGCAGACAACGACGCGACCCGCGCGGGCTGGGCGAAGACCGGGCGCTACGTGCCGCAGAATCCGAAGGCGTCGCGCGAGGTGAAGTCCTTCCGCATCGAGGCGCTTGTTACGCGGCCGATGCGCCTGCTCGCGGAGGAGTGGGCGCACGCGGAGAACGCGTGGGTCCGCACTGGCGACGAGTCTGCCAAGATCGAATTTAGGACAAAGCGCGAGGCTCGGCCGTGGATCGTGGAGAAGAAGAGCGTCAACCTCCTCGTCAAGGACAGCGGCTACAAGCTTGCCGACCACGCGGACGGCCAGCCGATCCCCGACGAGGCGATCCGCTTTCTCGCGATTGACCGGCAGCAAGACCACTGGTGGTGCGAGGTCGGCGCGTTCTCGACCGCGCAGGCTCCGCGGTACCGGCAGCTATGGTTCGGACGGATCGACACGCGGGACCAGCTGCGCCAACTCCAGCAGCGGTACAAGGTGGCGGATGCCTGCGTCGCGCAGGACCGCGGCTACCGCCCGGCCGACGTGGACCGCGACTGCGCGGAGTTTGGCTGGCGCTCGATGCGCGGCTACGGGCGCCGGACGTGGACGATGCGGGACGAGGCGAGCGGCCAGATGATCAACTTCCCGTTCAGCGACCCGCAAGTATCAGACTACCGCGGCGGGGACGTTTACTTTTACAACTGGAGCGGCGATTACTTCAAGGACTTGCTGGCCGCGGCGCTCGAGGGGAAGGGCGATCTGCGCTGGGAGATGCCGTCCGACGTAAACCCGCTTTACCTCGAGCACCTTAAAGGCGAGCACAAGGTGGAGGTTCGGACTGGCGTCTGGGAGTGGCGCGAGGTACGAAGCAACGCGCCGAACCACGGCCTCGATACATCGGCGATGCTCCTTTGTATGGCGACGATTGCTGGCGTGATCCGGTACGCGCCGCCGAAGCCGTAGCAGGGCAGGCCGTCAAAACGCATTTGACGGGCGCCGCTCTTTTATGGCGGCGGACAATCCTTTCCTCGACGTTGACGCGGCGACCTTGGCTACGCTCAAGACCAAGGTGCTTGACGCGATTCAAGCCTGCCTGCTGAACACGAGCTATTCGCTCAACGGCAAGAGCGTCACGCGCGCCGATCTGAACACGCTCAACCAGATGCTCGGCAACATCGTGGACGCTATCGAGTACCAGAACGGCAACACCACCGACACGACCTTCGTGAGCTTCACAGGCAACTGACAATGCACACCTTTGACCCGGCAAAAGTCATCTCGCAGCGTCCGTGGTTCGAGCGCGCGCTCGAGGTCGTCGCTCCCGGCACCGCGCTGCGCCGGATGCAGGCGCGGGTCGAGGCCGCGCTGTTCTCGTACAACGCCGCGCAGACGAATCGGCTCTACGCGCCGATGCAGTACGGCCAGCCGAGCGAGTCGGCGCAGACGGTGCGCGAGCGGGTCGTGATGATGTGGGAGGCGCGGAACCTCGTTGAGAATTGCCCCGAGGTAAAAGAGATCAGCCGCAAGTTCGGCAACTACCTCACGCCGACTGAGTACTCGCCGAGCACGGGCGACCGCGACTACAACCGGCTCGTCAGCGACTATTTCCACGACTGGTGCAAGACGGCCGACGCCACCGGGCGCAACTCGTTCCGCAAGCTGGTGCAAGTCGCTGCGGAGAACCGGCCCGTTGACGGCGACTGCGGCTTCGTCATCCGCCGCGTGGGCGAGGGGCTCAAGGTGCAGCTGATCCCTGCGACCCGCCTCGGCAACCCCAACGATATGGGGCTCAACTCCGAGAACTACTTCGAGGGCGTGATCGTGGACGAGTTCGGCGTGCCGACCGCGTACCGCATTTATCGCGTGACGCGCGAGGGCGTGTACTTCGGCGCTGAGGACGTTCCGGCGGGCAACTTCTGTCACTACTTCGACCCGTTCCGCGTCGATCAGTACCGCGGCGTGACCGACTTCCACGCGGCGATTCAGACGGCGCGGATGCTGCACGAGATCCTGCAAGCCGAGAAGGCGGGCGTGCGGTTCGCCTCTCAGCAGGCGGCGCTTGTCTTCACCGACCGCGGCACGGCGAACGCGCGCAACCTTTTCACGCCGACGCCAAGCGCGACGCTCCCGAACGGGCAGCAGCAGAAGAACGAGTTGAGCGAGGTCGGGATGATCAAGTACCTCGGCCAAGCCGACCGCGTGGAGACGATGCCCGCGCGGCCTAGCACCGCCTTTACCGGCTTCGTCGAGCATCTGATGCACGAGCTCGCCATCGCGGTCGGCATCCCGCAGGGCGTGCTTTTCGGAACGCAGAACTACAAGGGGCCGAGCGTGCGCGCGGAGTTCGCCGCGGCGGACCGCGTGTTCGCCCGGCATCAGGGCGTGCTGACAGACAAGGTTCTCGACCCGATCAAGAACGCGGTGATCCTAGACGGCATCGCCCGCGGCGAGATCCCGGCGCCCGCGACGCAGGACGGCGAAACGCCGGTGCAGGCGCTCAAGCGCGCGACCCGCGGCGAGTGGCGCTTCCCGCCCAAGTTGTCCATCGACGTGGGCCGGGACTCCGCCGCCAATCTGAACGAGAACCGGCAGGGCGCGAAGTCCTTGCAGGAGATCGCGGCCGAGCAGGGAACCGATGCCTTCACGCGCTTGGAGCAGATCGCGGCCGAGGCCGCTTACGTGGGCGAGCTCGCGGAGAAGTACGGCATCCCCGAGACCTCGATCCGTATGGTCACGCAGCAGTTGCCCGCGAATCCAGCGATGGCCGCGGCGCTCGGCACCAACGTCACCGAGGACGCGGTCGATGCGGTCAACGCGACGAGCGGCAATGGAGCGCAGGCGCCCGAGGACTCGGAACCCGACCAGCCACCGACGCCTTCCGAGCTCGCGCGCTTTGCCGCCATTGACCTTACGCCTACGGACGCGATGGCCGCGGAGGCGCGCCGCGGGCTCGAGTGGCGCGACAAGTTCAACCGCGGAGGCACGGCCGTGGGCGTTGCTCGAGCGCGCGACATCAGCAATAAGAAGTCGCTCTCGCCAGACACAGTCCGCCGGATGGTCTCCTACTTCGCGCGACACGAGGTGGACAAGCAGGGCACCGGATTCTCGCCGGGAGAGGACGGCTACCCGTCTGCGGGTCGGATCGCGTGGGCGCTCTGGGGCGGCGACGCCGGGCAAAGCTGGGCGAAGGCTAAGGCCGCGCAGATGGAACGCGAGGAGTTGAGCCGCCCGGCTACCGTGCGCGAGGCGCTCGAGGCCGGACGCAACCGAGCTAAGAAGCCGCTCGAGAAGCTGGCCGAGAAGGCGAGCAAGCTCTCCGCGGTGCGCGAGAAGCTGGGCCAAAACGCGAAGACCGAGGCGCAGATCGAGCAGGCGCTAAAGCGCATCGGGTTCGAGCCCAAGCCGCCCGCGCCCGCGCCTGCGCCCGCGCCGGTCGTCTCGCTGTCGGATGCCCGCAAAATGCTCGCCGAAAAGGCCGAGGCCGAGAACAAGCTCTCCGCGCTTTTCGCCAGCGTGACCGAGCGCCGCGCCAAGATTAAGAACCTCCGCACCACCTGACAATGCACAGCGTTCTCGACGCGATCATCTCCAGCAACGAGCAGTTGGGCCAGCGCGCGGAGGAGTTCGCGCAGCTGCTCGTTGAGCACGACAAGACGCTCGACGAGTTGCTCGAGCGCATCGGCAAGACGGTGCCGGAGATCAGGAAGGAGCTCGATGCGCGACTGGTCGATGCGGTGCCGGGGCTAGTCAACGACGCCTACGCGAAGTACAACGAGGATCTCGAGGCGCGCTGCCGGGCGGCGCTGTCCGAATCGCAGACGAAGCTTGAGGCCGTCCGCGCGGAGATCGTCGCGCTGGCGTCGCAGCAGTTCACCGAGGCCGAGAAGCAGATCGGGGTAACGGCCGAACAGATTGAATCGCGCATCCTCGGCGCGCTGACTGGTGCAGCCGCCGAGCGCATCGAGAAGCTTGAGCGCGGACTGGTCATCGAGATTCAGCACGCGGTCAACGCGGCGCTGCCTAAGCAGGAGTTCGCCGCGGCGCCGGGCTTCATCGACTCGTACCGCGGGCAATGGCGCGAGGGGATGGTCGCGCAGCGCGGCGATTTGTTCTCGTGGTACGGATCGACCTACCTCGCGCTGGAGGACACGAACGACACGCCCGGCCGGAAGAACATCGGACGCGAGGGCGCGAAGTGGGCGGTGATCGCGGCGCGCGGTGCAGGCGGTGGGGGCGGAGGTGGCGGTGATTCGCTGCCTTCCCAGACTGGCAACGCGGGCAAGTTCCTTCAGACAGACGGCGTTAATGCGCTCTGGGCCAATGTTCCCGGCGGAACTGGCGCAGTCGATTCCGTCTTTGGCGAAACTGGCGTCGTCACGCAGGTCGACTACCTCGCGCTGAACGTCTCGAGCACCGTTGCGGTCACGACGGCGAAGGCGGTCTGGAGCGCGACCGAATCCACGCTCGAGCTCGGGTTCAACGCCTCGACCTCGACGATGGTCGGGATGGATCTGCACGCGCTGGTTTACAACCAAAGCGGCTCGCCTTTCACCAAGGGCCAAGTCGTGAAGGCGGACGGCTCGAGCGGGACGCGGCTCAAGGCTTCGCTCGCGCTCGCGACCAGCGACGCCAACTCCGCGCAGACGCTCGGCGTCTGCTCGCAGACCATCAGCAACAACGGCAGCGGCGTGATCATCACGCAGGGCGTGCTGCGCGGCATCGACACCAACGCCTTCAATGATGGCGACACGCTCTACCTCTCCGCGACCACGCCGGGCGCGCTGACGAACACGCGGCCGACCGCGCCGCTCCACGGCGTCCGCATCGGCTACGTGATCAAGAAGGCGGGCGTCGCGGATGGAATCATCTTCGTTGACGTGCAGAACGGGCTCGAGCTCGAGGAGCTCCACGACGTCGCGATCACCGCCGTTCAGAATAACGACATCATCGCGTACAACGCCTCGACGACCGTCTGGCGCAACCGGCAGCTGTTCGACTCGACGGCGCCCGCGGCGCTCGGAGCCTCGGCGACGGCGGGCGTTTCGGTCACCGCTGCGCGCATCGATCACGTCCACGCCCGCCCGACGTTCGACGAGCTTACGATCAGCGGCGCGGCGCAAGGCGACATCCTGTACCGCGACTCGACTTCGTGGGCGCGCCTGCCTGCGGCGACCGCGGGTTTTGTCCTGCAAACGAACGGAGCGGCGGCTAATCCAAGTTGGGTTGCAAGCAGCGGTGTCAGCGACGGCGACAAGGGTGACATCAGCGTCACGGCCTCCGGCGCTACGTGGACAATCGACAACGCTGCCGTCACCAACGCCAAGCTGGCTGCCTCGGCCAAAACCAACGTGGTTGGCATTGTGATTGATGGCGGCGGAAGCGTCATCACCACGGGGGTTAAGGGGTACATCCAAGTGCCCTACGCCTGCACGGTGGATGCGTGGCGCATCTTTGCTGACGTCTCGGGCTCCATCGTCATCGACGTGTGGAAGGACACTTACGCCAACTTCCCTCCAACTGACGCGGACTCAATGCCGGGTTCCGGCAAGGAGCCCACGCTGTCGAGCGCGCAGAAGGCCGAAGACACCAACGTCACCGACTGGACGACCGACGACATCAACGCCGGGGATGTCATTGGATTCAACGTGGACAGCGCGACCACCGTGAAGCGCGTGACCCTGCAACTGTTCGTGACCCGCACCTAAAATGGCGATCACCACTCGATACTTCCAGCCTGCCGCTGCAACGTGGGTCACCGGGACCGCCTACGTCGTCGGCGATTATGTCCTAGGCACGGACAACAAGAACTGGCGCTGCATCACCGGGCACACCTCGGCGGCTGCGGATAGGCCAATCACGGGAGCCAATTACGCGACTTATTGGGAGGAGTGCGACGGGACGACGTGGGACAAGCGGGCGGCGCTAATCGCCGGTAGCGCGTGGTCGGCAGTCATCACGGCGTTCAACTTCAGCACCGGCTCGGATTCTCTCTATTGCCTCATCGAAGGAAACAAGACCTACAACGCCGGGAGCGTAGGTCTTGTTACTGGATCATTTAGCTCAGGCGCTCCAACCGTAGCGCGTCCGCTAACGCTTCACGGTTGTGATTCTTCTGGCGTGCCGCTATCCGATCCTGATGGAAATTGGACAAGCGATCAACCCGCCTTTGATACGACCACTTTTCCAACGCTCTCCTACACGTCGAATACGACAGCCGCCGATCTTAACGTCGCGACAACTTGGCTGCGATTCATAAAGCTCACCGGTACTGCCAATACCACCGTGCCATTCATACGAAATGTCACTTTGCTGAATTGCTTCGTAACTAATTCATCCTCAAGTACGAGTCTTGGGGTAACTGGGAGCCTAGTTGCGATCAATAGCGTGATAGAAGCAACTGGTTCGTCCTACGGAAATGTCACCCAAGGGTTCTTTATGGTTAACTGCCGAATCGTTGGCAACTCAAGCGCCTCAGCCGGCAATCGGTATGGAATACAAGCAGTTGGAGCAAGCCCCTTTTACCAGCGCGTAACGGTTATCAACAACCCCGGTCCCGGATTGATCATTACCAGCTCAACGACCAGCAGTTCCGCTTCTGTTTTTAACTCAATGTTTCACAATAACGGATATGGAATCCGATTTCAATCCGTAGGGAGCCAGACCGGCATTCAGCGTGTGCAAAATTGCTACATCGCAAACTCAACCACAGCTGGAATAGACGGCCAATCCCAGTCCTACGTGTTTACATTAAGCAGTCGCCTACGCGACAACGGCACCAGCGGCAACTGGACCGCCTTGGCTGGCAACAGTCTCACCAACGAGAACGACAATATCAACTATACCACCGACAGCGACGACGCCTCGGAACTGGTGGACGTCGCAGGCGGCGACTACCGGATCAAGAACACGGCTACCATTTGGGGCAAGGGCTTCGGCGTCTCCGAGGAACCCGCCGCCTCCTCCGCTGGCGGATCATTCGCCTTCATCGGCTAACACCTATGCGCGTCAACATCGTCCCCAAACAGGGTTTGCTGGCTGAGGCCACTGCCTTTTCCTGCACCAATCACCGAGTGGTCAACCACAACATCGTGTCGGAAATCGCCTACTGGTCCGCCACCGGCAATCTGCTCGGCAAGCAGGACGCGCTCTTGTCCGACGCCGACTACGATACGTGGTGTGGGATGGGGCCGGATGACCCCGACGATCCGTATTTCACCGAGTGCCATATGCGGTATCAGGGTTGCGTGCCCGCGCCCGTGCCGCCGCCCACGCCGGACGAGCCGGACGTTGAGCCTGCGCCGTAAAGTTTAGACAACTCCAACAAATACGACACCTATGAGCGCCCACTTCACCACGCCCACAGACGAAATGCTTCTCCTCGCGGAGACGCTGGGCGAAGTCAAAACGAAGACCGAGAAGCTCGAGGCTGAGTTCTCGACGCAGGCGCGCCCGCTCGAGGCGGCGACCAACGCGCTTTCCGCGGCGCTCTCCGGCATCAAGGCGCTGCAATTCCACGTGCTCGACAACAACCTCGGGGCGCTCTCCGCGCGCGTCGAGGAGATGCGGAAGGCGGTTGACGAGCAGGTGGGCGTCATCGCGCTTGAGCTCAAGAAGGCCGACGAGACCAACGCCGCCAAGGCCGGGCAGGAGGCCGAGGCGCTGCGCTCCGAGATCGCGGCCTTGCAGGCGCAGCTTGGCACGCTGGGCGCGCAGTTCTCCGCGCAGCTGGAGCGGGTCGAGTTTTCGGCGAAGGAGGAGGCGAAGAAGTTGCAGCTGATCCCCGGTCCCGCGGGCGCGGCCGGTGCGTCGCTCAACCCGCGCGGCACGTTCGTCGATGGCGAGACGTACAACCGCCTCGACGTTGTCTCGTGGCTGGGCTCGTCCTACATCGCCGCGGTCGATGGCGTGAAGGAGAAGCCGTCGAAGAACAGCAATCAATGGCAGGTGCTCGCCTCGCGAGGCAGCGGTGGCTCCGGTGGAGCGGGCGACTTCGGCTCGCTCGCGGGCGTCGCGCAGATCAACCAAGGTGGCACCGGCCAGACGACGCGGGCCGCTGGGCTCAACGCACTACTGCCGAGCCAGACAGGGAACGTGCAGTATATGCTGCTCACGGACGGCGCGGGCACCGTCAGCTGGGGCGCGCAGCCGGTCGCGGGGCTGCCGAGCCAGACGAGCAACGGCGGCAAGCTGCTGACGACGGACGGCACGAACGCGAGCTGGAGCAATGCCGTCACGGTCTCGGGGAGCAACGCCACGGTGACGGGGACGCTGACGGTGAATAGCACCAACCCTAGCTCCATCCCTAGGCTGTCCCTTAATTCACCAGTATCCGAAACATACAACTTTTCCGCCATTGGCACCATCCAATCGGCTGACGTTTCGCTGGAAGTTACATCGACTGCCGCAACTGGCGTGGGGCTAGGGCTGGTCGTTCGCCGGACCAACGGTGGCGAGTTCGCCCGCTTCATTAACGGAGCCGTCACTACTCGATTGGCAAATATGTCCTGCGATGCAGCGGGGACGTATTTTTCAATTAGCTCGGCGGTCGGGATGTATCTCGATTCGACGAAGACAATGTTTACCGGTGGCAATGTCTTGATTGGAGGGACTACGGACATTCCCGGCACAGGAGGTCTCAAAGTGTTCGGCACCACCGCCTCCACCACCACCTCCAGCGGCGCGCTGGTGGTGAGCGGGGGCGTGGGGGTGGCGGGGAATACTAATATTGGTGGAGCACTTCGTTTCCATACCAATACCGCGCTTCCCGGAACTGCATCTATTTCCAAGGATGCTACCTTCGGACTAAACTTCTACGCATCAACCGGAAGTACTTACGACTTTACGATCTTCAACGCAGCCGGTACTGGATTGCTGGTTAATCCTACGGGAACAAGCGCGCTTACTGCTTTTGATACGTTTACGGCGACTGGAACATTAATCGCCAACGCCGCGTCTAACGCTTTCCGAATCACGACCGCGCAAACGCCCGCCTCTGCGACCGCGACCGGCACCGCTGGGACCATTGCGTGGGACACGTCCTACATCTACGTCTGCACCGCGACCAACACTTGGAAGCGGGCTGCCATCTCCACTTGGTAATCTTTCCCTATGAATACCGTCATCGCCATCTCCCCCGTTTCCGTCTGGACCCCTGCTGGCACCAAGAGCGCCACGCAGTTCGCCTGCCGCTATGTCAATTACGTGAACGGTCCCGCCGTTGCCGACTGCCAGCTCCTTGACGCTGCCGGTGCGGAGGTCGCGACGCAGTTGGTCAACGCTACCGAGGCGCAGACCGCCGCGTGGACCGACGACGAGGCGTTTTACAAAGTGCTCGCCCAGAACGCCGGGCTGACTCCGCTGTGATTTGACGGAGCGTCCTGCCTCGTGAATCAAAACCAACTGACTCCCGAGCAGGCTTTGCAGAACCTCGCGCACGTTGCCGCGGCCTTCCGCGGTACGGCGCAGGAGCACGACATCCTTCGCCAGTCCGTCGATACGCTGGCGAAGGCGATCCAAGCGCCGCCGGTTTTGCCGAGCGGCTCTTAATTGATGAGCCTCATCTCCTTCCTCGCCAGCGCCGCCGGGGGCACGATCCTCGGCGGTTTGACGCAGGTGCTCGGCTCCGCGGTGGGCGAGCTCAAGGAGTGGAGCGCGAGCAAGCGGCGCATCGCGGAGATCGCGGCGCTCAAGGAGAAGCAGATCGCCATCGCGGAGGTCGAGGCTTTCGCCAAGGCTGTCGAGGGCACGGTCGGCTCGAGCTACGCGCCGCCGCCGACGGCGCCAAGCTGGCAGCACGGGCTCCTCGCCATCGCTGCTTTCAGCACGCAGATGGTCCGGCCGCTGATGGTCGCGGGTGCGTGCCTCTACATCTGGACCCGCCCGGCCGACCAACTCGCCGGGCTCCAGCCGGAGATCCTCACGGTCTCCTTCGCGTGCGTTTACTTCTGGCTCGGCGTGCGCCACCAGATGTCGCGCTCCAAGTAACGCCTTCCTCCGATGATCAAGCCCGCCGACGCCGTCGCCGCAATCGCTCCTCCGGTCGCCACCGTGACCGCGGGACAAATTCACTCAGGACTCGGCATCGCGACCGGCGTCGTCTCGCTGGGCTTCTTGATCTGGCGCTGGCACCGCGACTGGCGCATTGCCCAGCGCGAGGACGCGAAGCACGCCGAGGAGGCTGCCAAGCGTGACTGACTGGTCCGCAGT